CGACTACAGATCGTCAAGCTAAGTGATTATTCTCTATGGAACTCCGCCACGTGACTGTAGCTGTCGGACTACACCGACTCCCAGCCGTTAGTTGGGTAGAGGAAAACTGTAAACCCGCCCTGTATTGGGTTGTAAAATAAACAATCATGAGTAACAACGATTGGTTTTCGAGGTTTGCGTTAGCATATGCAGGTGCTGACGGGTTGGCCCATAACAACTTTTCTCCTGAACGGTTTGCGCGCGTTCAGGAGACTTTCAAACTGCGGAGGCAAGAGGAGCTTGTCTCGGGCACTGGTTTGCCCAGGTTGCGCCAAAGATCGAAGTTGACTCATGCTCTTGGTGAGTCTTTGCAGATCAAGCGTGGTTTGTTGGGTGCTTTCTTGACAGGGCGGTGGAGACCAGACCTCCCCTTGACAGAAGGACCCAGCGTGGCCGCTTGGTTTTCTGCTTTGATAGTTGGCGGAACAAGGATCGTTGGTGGCGGTCTTTGCGCAGTTGGTGATGCTGAGAAGCGGCGACAGCCTTTTGTAAGGTTGCTTCTCGGAGAGACTGTGGTGACAGTCTTGCCTGGGCTCCTTGCCAGGCTCACCCAATACTCGGTTTACAGGACCAGGTCACCTGCTCTTGTTTCTGCTCTCCGCACTCGTGCGGTTGAGTGGTGCAAGGCTGCAGGTGTTCCTGAGGCTGATGCTTGCCTTTGTATCCCTGGGACAGTTGCGCTTTCTTATATGCGCACTGCTCCTGAGGAGTCTGGCCTCAGTCTTATGTCCACTGTCGCAGCCGAGGAATCCAGGGGCAAGACCGGTTTAGTGCACCGGTTCATGTACAACTACAACCCCTGGAGGATCACCAGTTCCGGCACCAAGTCTTGCAATGTTGAGTAGGACAGCACCGTCAAACTTCGTGGTGTGTGTTGGGGTCCGGAGGGTTCGACTCTCCGTCCCGACGCCACGCTGGAGTACAAGGGCGACGTGTGCTGTCTCGCTGGCACTTGCAAGCGACGCATGATGAGCGCGTGGTTAACGGGAGTTGATGGCACCTGGGTGCCCAGCTGCCACGCGACATGCACCTGCAACGAGACCGCTGCCCTGTTGAAGCGGTCTCTGGGATGCACTCCCGTACCGTCAGAGGATGGGCGGCGCAACTTGCTTGCCAGTTTCGGCTGGCTTCGCTCTGTTGCGCGTTCTCTGGGGGTACAGCCGGCATCTCATCGCGAAATAGTCCTCGGCTATAAAGGGAGAATGAGGACTAGGTATGAGGAGGCTGAGCGTTCACTACGCGTTGACGGACCCGTTGTGTCGTCTGACGCGCGGCTCGGCGCATTCCTAAAGGCGGAGAAGTTTAATGGTATGTCCAAGATTGCCAAACCTCGCATGATCTTTCCACGGTCATACAGGTATAATCTTGAACTTGCGACCCGTCTTAAACCGTTTGAGCATGCTCTCTGGCCGAAGCTGAGAGCGCCCAAACGTTGGGGTGTACCTCGTACGCGAGTTGTGGGGAAGGGCTTGGGTCCACGAGCTAGGGCAGAGCTTGTGGTCAAGAAGTTTGAGGGAATCGGGGCAGGTTGCGTCTGCTTCGAGGTTGATGCTTCTTCTTGGGAGGCACACCAGGATGTTTGGCAGTTGAGGGAAGAGCACAGGATTTATTCTGCTGCTTTTCCCGGTGATTCTGACTTGCAGTCTCTGCTTGCAAAGCAGCTGAGAAATCGGGGTGTGACTTCTGGTGGGATTAAGTTCTCTAGGGAGGGTGGCAGGGCCAGCGGGGATTTGAACACAGGCATGGGTAACACACTACTTATGCTGGCAATTTGCGACTCCGTGTTGCGACGTTTCAACCTTTCGAGGTTTGATTTGCTCGTTGACGGAGATAACGCACTCATTTTCCTCGTTGGTGCTGAGGCACCACCAGTCATAGAGGGTTTCCACCAACGGGCGTTGGATTATTCAGGCCACGAGATGGTCCTGGAGAGGCCAGTTACCGTTATAGAAGAGGTGAGGTTCGGTCAGTCTGCGCCTGTGTGCGTGGGTGGTGTCTGGACTATGTGTCGGGATTATCGTAAGATTTTCTCTCAGGGCACTAGTTCACACGTGCACCTTAGGCACAGGAAGTTCGCGCTCTCCTTTCTTAGAGGAGTTGCTTTGTGTGAGTTGAGCCTCGCGCAAGGTTTACCGCTTGTTCAGCGGTGGGCGGACTTGTTGAGGCAGGCCACCGAAGGCTCACGTTCTGCGTCACCTGACTTCTACAGGGATTACCTAGAGATAGGTGCCACCCTGTCCGAGTCCGTGTGTACTAGGGATGTAGACATTTCCACCAGAGAGTCGTTTTCCAGGGCTTTCGGAATTTGTCCAGATGATCAGTTGTTGGTCGAGCGTAACCTTGTTTGTACTTTAAGGTTGTCGGAGGGATCCGACGAGGACGCACCAACGCTAAATAATTGGTACTCTGCTAGTCCGGGTTTGGTGGAACCCTGGCTAGACATCCCTGGTCTGCTTTAGATGGCGGGAGGGTGCAGGGCGTATGCCCACCCTCTGCAGGGTCTAGGTTCAGTTGTTAAGAGGCGTACCGGCCAACTTCATGGTTGTATTAGCGGATTGCCACACGAGAACCGATGTCCCCATCACACTCTGGGAGAACAGAAGCTTGCCTTTTGCCTTGAAAGTGGTGTGACAGGCTGAAGAGGACGCCACCCGTTGCGTGCGGGTGTGGGGCGGTTTAAATCCCGCGGCTGCGCAAATTCAATTAGCAGTGTTAACTCTTCCTTCGCCGCAACCTACCTTAGCCTAAACCAGAAATGGTGGTGGTGTAACTACTTGTTCCTGGGACCTAAGCCGATGCTAATCAGGTAAGAGCGTTTGATCGCGTTAGCCCAAGGGTGAGTCGAAATTGGGGGTTTAACTGTCCCCAAGGCGGTGGTGTGTCCACAAAGGGATGCTGCAGCGGTCACTGGATTCATTTCCAGACCATGTGGATCTGTACGGATAACGCTGGGAACTCTGTGGTAGGTTTCACTTTGCTTGTTGCTGATAGAAGGTCGGACAAGACATGGATTAGGGGATATGAGGAGATTAGTGTGTATGATTTCGTCGGGAGTGTGTGGGAAACTGCAAGGTGGCTTCGGCTGTGAACCTCCTTCAAATCTTTTGAGTACGCCGGGGTACTTGTGCGTCCCGGCACAGGGTTGTGTGAATTGTGGGAATCACAACTTAATAGCGAAAGCTGCTCACAACAGGTGAAGACCTGTACCAAACTGGCTGGCATCCTACTGCAAGGGTTCTTCAGCACCCGTTTTCAGGCGCTAAAATCTCCGGTGGGCCGGCGTCTGATCTTTCTGGTTGAAACTTACCCAGGT